CTCTAAAGATATGTGTCGTATTTCTCTTATAACATCATAATACAATTCTCTAAATCCTCTCCTTGCGTGATATAAAACTTTGAATCTAGGAACATTAGCTGTGTAGTCATCGTCATCACGAGACATCATGTAGTTATTAACTATTTCCTCTAATGTAATGTATTGATAATCACCATGTACCTCTCTGTTTTCGTAATAATCGATAGATGGTTTTAGTAAATCTTGGTTGTTTAGTTTCATGCGTCTCTACCGTTAATTTGATCTTTCCTTGTCATCTTGTCTTTTAAAGTTTCTGCTACGTTAATGACATCGGCTTCCCTTAGGTTTATTCCGAAATATGATAACATTCTCAGAACTATATTTGTAAATTCTGATTCGTGTAGTTCAAAATCTTGATAACTAGGGTTTGCTGGGTTAAAAACAGGGTCTCCGCTACTTAACTCAAAATAAGTCCAATTGGGTTGTTTCGGTGTTCTTATATATCTTATTTGTATTTCGTCAATAGTATCTGGTGATACTAAAATATTATTAGAGTATCTTTCGTAAATAGGGAATTGTTCTGTACTTCCTGCTTCTGATATAGATAAATAAGCCATTTGACTTCTTTCTACTTCTTCTATAACTCTGTTTACTAATCCATTAGTTTCTGTAGAACTTATTGATGTAACACCGTCGTCCTCCAAAAAGAAAAGATTTTCTGGTAGTAAAAAAGAATTACCTGTTTTAATTATTGTAGCTATCTCTGAAAACTGATTGATCCTTTGGCGTTCATTGAATGCTAGGTTACTATATCCTCTACTTGTAGAGTTACTGTTTTTCTTTAGTTTATCTTTGTTCTCATCTCCAAAATACCCTCTAAATATTTCTTGCTGAACATTATTAGCCACCAAGTTAAATTCAGTAGGGTTAATATAACCTTGATTTTCCTTGTTTATAATTGTTAGTAATGTTTTGTATATAGTATCTAACATTTATCTATTATTTAGTAAATACAAATATACTAAATAAATACGATTGACTGATTATAACGATTTTAAATAAAAAACCCCTAGAAATAAATCTAAGGGTTTAGTTTATCTACTAACTAAGTTTATTTGGTTTTTTTTGTAGTTAGTCGTCTAGTGATTTCCTCTGCTACTAGTAAACCATCGTCTGTAGTAAGGTATTCTGTGAAGAACTCTACTACGTCTATGCTTCTTGGTGCTGTTGCGATAACTGTTTTATCTTTACTCCACAATATTGATTTTCCATTAGGGCTTTTTCTAATAACTCCCTCTCTCAATGCTCTAAGTATTTGATATTTAGTTAAAATGTAGTCATCTTCAAACATAGTTACGTGTCCATTTTCATCAACAAACCTGCTTACATCGTATTCGATTTCGTTGTATAGTACAGACTTTAACTCTTCAATACCCATTTTATTAGCTTGCTCAACAGAACCTTTTAGTACAGATACAACAGCTTTGAGTTTATGAATACCATTTTTATCTTTAGAAGTTTCTCTAACAGCAACTTTGGCATCCATTACCAACTCTTCATTCTCCATACTTTCTTTAGCTTCCATCTCATCGTTTACTTCCTCAAACAATAAACCATTTGAAGGGTGATGGTCTAAAAACTCTTGTGTAATTTGTCTATGAGCAGGTACTTCTAAATAACCTTTTCTAAACACAATTGTTTCAACTAGTGCGAAGTTATCTTGTTCATCCACGAAAATAGATCGTTGGTTAGGACAATGACGAATTGCTCTACTTACTTGCTCTTTTTCATTTGTGTAAATAAGGTTTCCTTTTTTTCCTACTTTGATGGTGAATGTTTCACCTGATCTGTTGTCTTTAAGACGGTAAGTTTTAGCCGTCCAAACTTTTTTTAACTTGGTCATTTTAATAATATTTAATTTTAATTAATGTGTAAAAAGAATGGGAGGTTTCATGCTCCCATTCAGTGTTTTATTTGAAAGTTATTATGCTCCTTCAAAAAGCATAAAGTTGTTAGCACCTACAGTGTTAAGCATTCTTTCGGATAAGTGGTGTTCTTTCATTACATCACTTCCATCAGTAGGTGTTCCACCGTAAACAGAACCTGTGATCCAAGTTTTGTATTTTCTGTTTTCTACCTCTGATGCACGATACATACATTGTAAGAAAGGAGTAGTGATTTTGCTACCTGCTCCGTTACCGTTATATGAACCTTCGTAAACTTCTTTAGTTCCAACAGGAATAAGTACACCTCTAATTTTAGATGCAGGATCTACAGCACCCATAGTAGTAGGATCGTTAAACAATTTTGAATCTGTTTTGAAGAAGTTATAAGTTCCTCTAGTAAATCCTTTAAATCCTAGATTTACAGACATATCCTTATCGTTATCAAAAATACCGTAAGAAATACCTCCACTGTAACCAGCATTCAAAGCACCTAACATATTATCAATAGCCAAGGACTGATCTCTATCTACGTAGAACATATAATCTTGGATCTTACCTTGTGCGTCGAATCGTCTAACGATATCATCAAAGTCAGTAATATCATCAGCAAGACCTTGGAAAGAGTTACCTCTCGTTTTAATAGCTTCAAAAAGACCTTCTGTACCCGTAGTACCATTAGCCTCTGCTGCTGATCCAGTTTCTGCTGCTTCTCCGTTCAACATTGAAAGTTCCATTCGGTCTTCCCAACGTCTTCGTGTGTTTCTTTGGTCATGTAAAAACCATAGGTAACCACCATCTGGGTGATTTATCCAGCATATTTGTGCGGTATCAGAACCATTTACCTTAAAGGTATCTCTCAAAATGATTGGTTTGTTTTCTAAGATTGTAAAATCTGTAGAAAGACTACCGTTCATTTCATCACTACCTTTTCCAAATTCAGAACCGTCCACAAATGCTACAATATCAGCAGCACCCAATGCAGCAAAACCTGCGTTTTTGTAAGCTTCTACTGTAAAAGTATTAGCATCAACAGCTGAAATCACACCACGTCTTTTGATAGCGGCTGCCGCACCTGTACCAGACAAATGAACAGTTTCACCAACTCTAAATACGTGATTGGCTTTAGTAAATACATTGTTTACTCTAGTTACATCTGTGTAAACAGTGTGTAGTCTTCCTTCTTCTGACCAGATAAATTTATCTGAAGCCATAGAGGATTCTGCTTGTAGCATATATAGCATACCAGCAATGGATTGTGAACCATAGATTCTCTTTAGTTCATCGTGTTTTTCTGCATCGTACTGATTTGAATAATCAAATTCGGAGATGTAGTTAGTTGCTAACGGAACTTTCTGTGAAGAAGGCTGCACGTTATAGGTTGGTGTTGCGTTTAAAGGCATTTTAAAAAATTATTTATTTGTTAAACTTTACAGACATTCTTGATCCGCCCAAACCTTTTGGTTCGTTTTCGTAAATCGGTTTCTTCTTGCCTGTGCTTTGTTGAGCATTCATATTATTACTCTGATCTATAGTAGTATTCTTTGCATCTTTTATTACTTGGTCTTTACCTGCACTAAGTCCTTGTTCATAAGCTAGTTTAACAATATTGTCAAAGTTCTTAATCTTAATAGAGTCTTTCACAACTTCTTGATGATTTGTACTACCATCTTGGTTTATCCAGTGTGGCATTTCCTGAATAAAATCAGGTAATGTTTTTCTATCCTCTGGAGATACTTTGTAGTCGATTTTAAAATCATCTGCTAAACTTAAAGAGAGAGATTCTACAGTGTTGGTAGCGTTAACGATACCTTTAGTGTAGTTTTCTTGATGCTCTTTATTTGCTTGAATCTGCTTTTTTATTTCTTTAGCAAATTCTACTTGCTCTTTGATTTCTGGAGATAAAATATTTTCGTTAGGTTTCCCTAAGTCTCCTTTCATCTGTTCTAGTGCTTGGCGACCTTTAGTAGCATATTTTTTCAGTTCTAGGTTTTTTCTAGCTACTTCTATATCTAAATCATCTTCGTCTGAAATGAATTTAGTTGATAGTTCTAGCTCGATGTCTTCTTTAGATAAAGTCGGATATTCTAATTTGAGAGCCTCTCTCGCAATATCAATATCGCTTACACTAGAGTAGTCCTTGTTAAACTTGAAAAAATCTTCAATCGGTCTCCCTGTTTTTTCTTTCCATTCATTCAACGCCTTTACCTGTGGGTCAATATTTACCTCTTTAGGTTTCAAGTCTTCCAAACTATTTAATTCCATTCCTAGCTTATCGCTTAGGTGTTTTAATAGTTCTTCTTCCTTTGGGTTGAAAGATTGTGGTTGAGTAACTTGGTTAACCGATTCGGATGTCAAAGAACTTTCTGGTTCTGTTTTTGTTTCTGTAACTACTTGTGGTTCTGTTTGTTTAGTAATACTCTCACTAGGTTCAACAGGAATTTCTGTAGTATTTTCAGAAACTTCTTTGTTTGTTTCAATATTTTGTTCTACATTTGTAGCATCTGCGTTAGCATTTGGTACATTGTCTGTTTGTTCGTTATTTTCTTTTGCGAACGATCTAACTTTCAATTGCATTTTATTTATATTTTAATTATCTATTTTGCAAATATATAGTTAATATAAGTACGTGCGTTTTTAGATAATTATCGAAATTATATTACTATTTGTATCAACTAGGTTCAAAATCTCCTAAGTCAGCTCCTCCGGTAATCGTATCTTCTGATGATTCGAACTTTTGAGCTGGTAAGTTATAATTTCTTTGCTCAATCATTTTAGATGCTTGTGAGTTATTATCAGCTTGTCTTTTATCTTTACGGTCTTCTTTATATTTTTCTTTTTCTACGTCTTTTAATTTCATTTGACCTTGTAGAGCCATATTATAGTTAAACTCTTTCTCCATTAATTGAGACTTAACTTGGGCTTCTTTCTCTAACTCTGCCATCTTTGCATCTGACTTGGCTTTAACAACTGCTAAATCGGATTGTATTTTGATCTGTGCTTTTTGTTGTTCTGCTTGTGCAGAAGCCATTATCGATCTTTCTTGTGTTTCTGCTTTCATTTGCTCCATCTGCATTGCTTCTTCTTTTCTTGATTTCTCTCTTCTTATTCTCCTAGTTTTCAAAAGCTCATTCGCTAATTTTGTGTTATTGATATTTCTAACATCAATTGCATCATCTAATGTTATTAAATCTTTAGCTAGTGCTTGATTAATATTTGACTCTAAATATTGTTTTTCTTGTGTGTCTGGTTTAAGTATTATGTTTACACCTATGTCATGTAGATGGTATTTTTTCAAAGCTTCTAAGCTCCTCATGTTAATCTTACCTACAGCATTGGTGTAAATTTCTTTGAGTTCAGAATACTCAAATATATCAGATAATCTTAGACTAAGTGCTTCCCCTAGTCTTTCGGTGATATTTAACATACCATCTAAAATATGTCTAGTGGCTGTATTTGAGTTTAACGCTACTTGTTCTTGTACGCCCACCAACGTGTCAGGGTGTGGCATACTCGCATCAGCACCTTGTGGAATACCTATAGAGTCTCTTACAAGATTCATGTAGTGGTTATAAAGGTTAATTAGTCTATCTAAGCCATCTACTACACCATTTTTAAGTTCTTGTATGGGTTGTCTTCCATGATTAAAGTCACCTTCCTGTGTAACTGAACTACCTAGTACATTACCTGTCTCATCATAAATCCTCATAATTTCCATAGGGTCTAATGATCCAGAATCACCTATTGTGATTTCATTAAGTCCTGCTACATCGATGTAAACACCGTTAGGTCTTGCTTTAGCTACAATTTGTTGTATTTTTATATGAATCTGTTGCATTTGATCCACATAAGGTATAATACGTTCTAGTAAGCTCTTTGTTCTGTTTTGATATAGTTCAGGAGCGAAAAACAAATAATTAGGCATTGTTTTATTCAATAAACCTTTTGGTCTAATCATGTTTTCACATAACTTATAATTGAATATTTTATTTGTTCCTAACACCAATGCTCCTTCATACCATACATCAATCATTTTCTTTACCGCTTCATATCCATCGTATTCTTTATTCTTTTTTTCAAATGTGCTCTGTTTCTTTGTCATTTTGTACCCACCATTCTTAGTATATTTTTTCTTGTAAGAAAGTGCGTTGGTACTTTTAAAATTAAAGAATAGTACATCCACTATGAAGTTAGATAAATCATCATCTTCGAAGCTATTGTTCGATGTATTAGATCTATGATAACTGTTCCAGCTCGAAGTCATTTTAGCCATGTCTTCAAGCTCATCTTTGGTAAACTTGTTATTAGATATTCGTTGTAACTCCATGATGGTCATTCTCTTAACCTCACCGTAGTAATGGACATCTTTGAAGTCTCTATGTAAAGGATAAGAATATACTGTGTTTGCTGGGTCAACATATTCTATACATATGCCTTTAGACCTATCTGTTTTGTGTTTTATAGCACCTAACCCTATTTCGGTTATATCCTTAATAACGTCACTCTGTATGTCTGAATAGTCGTTACATTCCAGCGTGAAACTCAATGCTTCTTCTGTCGCTATTTCAATAGCTGGTTTGTATTTCAGCTTCATGTGTAGATCGATCTCCTCCTGTGTTTGAGGATAGTCTTCAAAACCAATAGGTTGTAAATCTACACCTAGTTCTTTTTTAACTAAGTCTGTAATAGGTCGTGAGTAAACTAAATCTTCTAGTTTTTCTTTTTGTTTGTTTTTTAAATCGGTTGAAAATTTATCTGTAGCTTCTGCTTTTATATCAAACAATCTCTCGCTCATTTGATTTACAATCAGATTAACAAACTTAGGAATTACTTGAATAGGTCTCAAATCATAGTTTGTATATGATGTATTTTCTCCAATATTAAGTAAGTCTCTGTATGGTTGAGTGCTTTGTTCTCCTCTACCGTATAACCTTAGGTTGTGGTAACGATCCCTTTTGTCGTAATACAAACACTTTCCTGCACTAGAACTTTCTGGTCTATAAAACCATTCCTGCTCAATGTATTTACCCATTTGTAATCCGTAGGATTCTTTGTTTTTTTCTTCATCTGATGCTAAAGGATCTGGTAGTCCTCCGAATGAAAAAATGTCTTCTTTTTTTAATGACATATTATTTTATCATTTATATTTCCAAATATATCCGCCTGCTGTCTTTCGTCTTCCTTTACAAACATCTATTATATGACTATGATCTACTCCTTTTATTCTTGACGCTAATCTTATAGTATCGTAAGTATTTATATAAGAGATATTTCGATCAAAACATTCTACCTTTTTACATAGTCTCGGTATAACCCCTCCATCTCCTCCGTCTGTTATATTACAAAGTGTTCCCCCCTCTGAAATTTTTTTATATTGCTTAATTAATTTTTTTTCTAGTAAGCAAGCGTCTTCTCTTTTTTCAAAAGTGCCAATAATTTCTACAACAACTGTTGTTTTTCTGACAATGTTCCTCCAATAAGGGTTTCTACTTTTGGTTGATATAGATCTATTTTTAAGTTGACCAATACCTACGTAAAATATATTACCTGTATCTAATCGCCTATGTTGATAAACACACGTCATATTAATCTACCGATATTACCTGTGTTATCGTACTTTTTAATATAAGAGCTAATATCTATCTTCTTCTTATGTTTTTCTTTATCTCCTTTATACTTAAACTCCATACAAGCCATAATTGCTAAACCACTAGATATAGTAGCGTCAAAATCTGTTCTTTTGTCTGGATCGAAAGCTAGCCAATCTTTTAATGTTTCTTCAAAAGGCATATCACCCATGTCTCCGTTATTTCTAACTTTATTAATGTCGTCATTATAAACACCAACATAATTTTGAATCCATGTACCTATAGCAGATATATGAGAGTCTAGTATATCTTTACCTGCCATCATTTGTCCACCATACTTTATTTCGTCAGGGTTTAATTTATGTTTTGGTCTGTCTAACCTATTCATACAAAAACCTCTATAACCTCTATTAAGCATATGTCTTAGTAAATCTTTCTTGTTGCTTTCCACAAGAATAGGTGATCCATAAAACCTAACACACTTGATTGCATCTTCAAAAAATATTGTTTCGTCTGGGGGTCTTGCTATATACTCCACAACAAACTTATTATTAGGTGCATTACCTTCTGACAAAAGTAATGTTTTACCGTGTATGCCCCCTTTTGAACCTTTACCGTGTGTTGATTTGTACGAAAACGGGTCGGCACCAAACCTTACTAAATCTTTGTTATTTGGATAAAAATAACCATTGTGTTCTCTAACGTTGTTTCTAAAGTGTAGTGTACCATCTACTTCGGAAGGTAACCATGATATTTTAAACCTACCCGAACTATTGGGGTGAAATACCACGTCTGAATCTATACCATCAGACCAATCAAAATTACCAACTGTATATTTCTCTGTATCTGGTAAAGATTTATTATATTCTAATTGTTCGTATATTTTAGTAATATTAAAAGGACTGTTGCTTGCTTCATCTCTGAATGCGTGTTCGATAGTTCTAGGATACGCTCTAAATTGTTCATTTAGAGATATGTCATTTTGTTTTTTCTTTTGTTTTTCCTCTGATAAAAGATGATCAACAGAGCCAGATTTTATTTCTACACCTTTTGCGTTAAGTGTTTTGTTCTTAGGTTTGGTTTTATGACAAACACCATATATATCTGTATATGCTTCCATATTGTCCTGAGCAGGTAAAAAATAACTATACAAACCCGAACTTGTCATTTGTGTAATTTTATTTCTTTCTCTTACATTAGATGATTCATATATTTCTTTAAATTGTTCTCCTCCTTTTTTCATACCCCCTACCGTAGAACCAATGAATGCTTTTCCTACAACGTTACCTCCTTGTAACATAGTAGGAGTTATTTGACCCAAGTGACTTAGGTAATCATGTGGCTTTTCCCATTTTCCAGCTTCATCCCCAAGATACATAAACATGGCTTGACCATCATAAGAATCGTTAGTAGTTGGCTGATAATCAACTAAATTATTAAGGAACAAGTCAGTATTACTCTCTCTTTTTTTCTTAGCTTCTTTTGAGCTATCGGCAGGCATAGAAAACTCAAACATGTTAGGAGAATCTAACTTACCTTTGATCAAAGGGAGAAAAAAGAATGGTAGGTTTAATAACATATACCTATACTTTAAAAACGCTTTGGATGCATCGGTATTGGACTTAGAAGTCATTCCGAAGTTGTTATTCCTAGTGGACGTAGAACTATTCAGCATGATAGCGAGAACTGAAAAAGTAAACCCTGTACGTCTGGATTTGACAAATAGTTGTCCTAGACACCTACTATCGACAATACAGGCTTCTAGGTGGTAAAACATATTCAGTTGTGCGTATCTGAAATCCATGTACGTACCTGTATCTAACATCTTGCACCATTGTAATGCAAAGTAATGATTACCAGTTAGGTAAACAGGTTCTCCGTTATTATAAAACCAAACACCTTCTTTTCTTCTTCTATACTCTTCTTTTATGTAATCAATCCATTGCTCTTTGTTATCATTACTTATCTTAGGTACTTCTAGTCTTTGCCAAAACTGTTTCTCTTTTGGTTTTTTATAAAAAAGAATATCTGATTTCTTTTTAGGTAATGTGGGTAGTTGAATGTTTAAATTATGAATGGTGATTATATTACCTTTTGTAGAAAAAGGACATATTCTCACGGCGTCTTTTTCTTCATTGTACCAATTTTTATGATAATCATTTAAAGGGATAAGTTCACCTCTGGCAAATTTTTCAGGGAAACCTACTTCAAACTCCGATTCTGTAAACGTAAGGTCGTCAGATTCTATTTTTCCTTTTAATTCATCTATAGAAGAGGATAAATCAAATATAGATTCTAAGATAATAGGTTTTGCTTTGATTGCAGCGTCATGTTTATGTGCGTCTAACTCATCAAAATCTATATTTACAGATAATGCTATTCTTAATGTTTTAAGTGCTGATTCTCCTGCTTTAATAACACTGTTGATGTATTTACGAATAGTTTCTTTACTAGGGGCATTGGGAGATCCTATCCATTTGTCTAGTATTTTCTTAGCAGAATTAAAAGAAGATGTTTTAGATTCCATAATCTTTTTCATCTTCTCTGGTTCTAATTCTTTTACATAGTCTGCTATATCAGAAGCCTTTTGAGATTTATTAGTTCCATCAGAAGAAAAGAAATTATAATTAAGACCTTCAATAATAGTATTTAATGCTAACTCTATTTCTTTTGATAATCCTTTCATTTCTTCACTAATATATCTGTTGTTTTCATTTTATAGTACATGTCTCCATCTATAGTAAACTCATACTCGCTATACTTACGAAAAAATACCCTATCTCCCTTTTTAACACCTTGTTCTCTAAGACTATTGTTAGTAAACCACAAAATACCTTGTTGATTTACATTACCTTTATAACTACATTCGGAAAGTGATAATTGAAACTCACCTTCTAATTCTTTTTTAATTGGTTTTACAAAACAAAAAGGATCAATAGCTTCCCAACCATTACCTGAATCATACATGAATATTTCAGTTAATGGTACAAAGTATTTATTGTTTTCTATGAAAAAATTACTATCTAATCTTTCACCTTTGATTCCGTTTCTTAATCTGAAAATATTATGATGAGCTATTATTTTATCACCTTTTTTTAGTATCGTATAATCTGGTGCTTCTGCAACGGTAGCTACACGATTAATATAATCCACGTTTTCTATCGTAGAGTTTACTATAAAAGAACTACCATCTGATAATTCTACTTCGTTTAAATAAGGTGTGTCTAATTCTACGATAATATAATTTATACTTCTCATTCAAAATTTATATTATTTTCAATAACAACAGGCATATCTTTGATAGTCTTCCAGAACACAACTGCATCTTCATCGCGTAAGTAAATATCATAAGCGTATGAGCCTTCTTTCAGTAAATCTTCATTGATAGATATCTCGTGGACGGTGTATTCTTTGTACTGTAACCTTATTTTTTTACCTACTTGGAAGTGTATAGAACTATTAGGGTAGTCTTTACCAACCGATATTTTTCTTATATCGTTCATTTTATTTGATTTATGGTTTATGATCTACTTAGAACCTAGTAAAGTGTCCCCTTTGATGTCTTTGATCTTCTTTGTTCTTCCTGATACTCTACTAATAGTGTATGTTGCGAACAACACGGCATAAACCCAATAAGGTACGTCTATCCAATTAATGTCGCTAATTCCTCCTAGTACAGCAAGAGCTGTAACGATAAGATCTTTTAATGTAATCATGATTTATTTAATTTAAAGTTTATATTTATTTTTAATGATATATCCAATTCGTTCCGTCAAAGAAAACTAAAGCTGTGTCAGATCCACCGCCAGAAGCTGTTGCTCTATATGAGATAAAATTAGCATCTGTTACGTATGCAACATCTCCACGTACTCCTGTTGGTAGTGTCGTTACTGTATATGCGTTTGATACGTTGTTTACACCTTTATTATAAGTTCTTACGTTTGATGTATTACCTAAAGTAATTGTGTTAGAGCCGTTCCCTACTGCGTTGTATCCGATAACTACTTCGTTAGTTCCTCCGTTAGCTAATGGTTTGGTGTTATTACCTAGGAATATTGATTGGTTAGCGCTAGTTAAGTTTACTAACAAACTATCTTGACGAGCAGCATTAGCACCTATACTTATGTTATTACTACCAGTTGTAAAAAAGTCTGAGGATTGAAAACCTAAAAAGGTATTATTATTACCATCTACATTATTTAATCCAGAATTACCTCCATAAAAAGTATTAAACTGTCCCGATGTATTACTAGAACCTGAAAAATAACCATAAAAAGAGTTAAAAAAACCACCTATATTATCCTTACCTGCTTTACTTCCAAAAAAACTATTATTGTTTCCTATTGTGTTATTAGTTCCCGATAAATCACCAAAAAAACTATTACCACTTCCTGTAGTATTATCGCTTCCTGAGCTAGTACCAAAGAAAGAGTTATTATTCCCTGTACTATTTACTACACCTGTCCTGAATCCAAAAAAACTACAACTAAAACTTGTAGGTGTACCAGAATCAAAACCAAAGAAAGTATTACCTACGGTTCCTGTTTTACCACTATTCCAAACACTACCGTTATTATCAACCTTTAGAGAAATTTCTCCTGTTTGTAATTCTGTTTGAAGAATTAAATCGGTAACAGTTACGCTATTAGACTTAATATGGAGATCTGCGTCTGGAGTTGTAGAAACAGCTAAACCAATCCCTACGTTACCCCCGTTATGATTAATATCTGTACTAGATTGATTAGCGGGTGTTCCGTCGATATTATCCCAAGGGTTTAATAGAGATGCTAAACTTTCGTTTCCATTAAATCCGCTACCTACTCCTGTGAATTCAAGGTTATTCGTAGAGGTATTAAAATTTACATTGGATATATAGTTGTTGTTATCTAAAGAACTCAAATCGACAGATGACCCAAAAGCATTACCAACTCCTGTAAAGTTCAAATTACTACCATCAAAAGCTACATTAGAAACATAGTCAGTTGATCCAGCACCAGAAGCACCGTTTACTGCGAAAGTAGAGGTGTATATTTGACCTTCTGTTAAAGATCCTTTTTGAAGTGAACCTATGGGTGTTACTGTTACGTTAAACGTGTCGGTGGTGGGATTAGTTACTGCTACAGGTTTGAAAAATCCAAAGTTATCTTCTGTTCCGTCGGTAATGTTAAAAACGATATTGCTTTCATTACCTGTAATAGAAGTAAAAAAATCAGAGATGTCTTTACCTTCACTGTTTACTTTATTAAAGGTTAGTGAAGTAATGTTTTCTATTTGTTCATCTGATCCCGTTATTGTAAAGTAAGCGGGGTTGGTATTTACGTCAACAGTGTTACTGTATCTGTAACCATAGTTAAAAGAATCTGTATTTTCAGTCGGAACGAGAGAAATTATATCTCCGATCTTATAATTCTTAGTTTTTAGATACTTTCCATCTGGACTAATCTCTGCATCAGAACCGATTAAGAAGTCTTCTACTGTTACGTTAGTATCAAAAGGGTATCTATTCGTGTTATTTATTCTTGCCATTATTTAATGATTTTGAAATGTTTGGTGTATCCTAACCATACTCTGTTATCTGTGTCATAAGCAATACTTATTTCGTGTCCTTTTCTATTGGTTATAGATAATTCTGGTTTAAAGATTAATTGATTGCTTGTAGGTGTAGGTATAGATGTCTCTAGTCCTAAACCTAATGATAATGTTGGTAATCGTTTAACTACCTCTGGTTTGTATTCAAAATCAAAAGATTTTATCTTGTAATCGACAGAGTAGTCTAGTAATTTACCTTGTGTAGTAGCTTTACCTTTTATATTTATGGTGTCGTTATCTACTAGCGTTTTCTCGTATTTGTTAATCTTTATCGCTTCTAAGTATTTTTTGTATTTAGCTAAGGAATCGTTTAATTTTTCATATTCCTCTTTTAATTTTTTATCTACTGTATATTGTTCTTTTTTATCATGAGAATAAACAGGGTAAGGGATATATTCTTTAACTATCTCTTTACCTGTACTACCTTGTTTTTCTTCTATGGTAATTGTTTTTTCTTCGACCTCTTCTTCGAAAGAAGGTTTTATGAACTTGTCCCATAACAGTATAGAAAAAATAACAAACAAAAAAATACTCGTACTGTTTAACTTTTTTAGATTTACCATCTCTTTTTGACTTTTCTATTATCGTAATGAACAAAGTTTGAATACACCCCTAAACCTCCTTCTGTCATAGAATCTTGATCAATTAAAAACTCGATAGCTTCCTTAATATCGTTTGTTGATACTTCCTCTATGTGAAAATCCGCAGCCTTACCCAAAACATGAAAACTATTACCTGTTCTGCCTTGCATTATCTCCCAAAATGTTGGTCGATACCCTATGTTTATAATAATCGGAAAACATATATAATAACTTAACATTTGAAGGTTTTTAGCTAACCCTATAATATTAGGTAGTAACCATTCTTTATTTCTCTCAAACTCTTCTAAAACACGCTGTTGTGAAACGTCATCATAAAAACGAGAGTATAAAAACTCAGAAAGTTTAAAATTTTCTGTGAGTCTTGTTTCGTACTTCATTTTTTTATTTTAAATTTGGTGTCTAAATAGGATCTAACAAAGTCAGATAACCCTTTTATGATTTCTTCTAATTCGTCGAGAATAATTTTACTAAACGTCCCAGATATACTGCATATAATATATATGACTTCTGGTTTATCTATCTTAAAGTATTCTTCGGCTAATATCCCAAAACTAAAACCTACAAAAATAGAAATGATAACAGATCCGATGATTTCTTTAAAACTCATTTTAAACCTAAAAACCCTCATTATAGCACCCATAGAACCTCCAGAAATATAAATAACATAGGGTTTTAAAAATTCAAAAATAGTATCGAAAAATTCCTTTAGTTGTAACATACTAATTTTTCACTGATTGTTTCTCTAGGGTATTTTTAAGATTATTAATACATTCGCCTTCACTGCTAATACCATTTGGAAAAAACAAATTATACAACTTATCCATTTTATTTATGAATACAAATATACTCTTAAACAAGTTATATACCTTTTTGAGTATGATTACGATAAGAGATAACAAAAAAACACAGGATAAAAAAACTTTAATTTCCATTTTTAAAAGATTTGGTTAATGAATATATGATTATAGATATAATTACGAGGTTAAAATACCCTATAGTTACGTCTAAATATTCATCACAATAACCAAATATAGACCACATTAACAAAAGGGATGTCTTTATACACACCAAACCTATAGTGTATTTAGTTAATCTACAGAGTTTTAAGATATGTGCGTATATGAAAAAACCGACTTCTTTAATGAGTATGTCGGTATAATTCAGAACAAAGAAAAGATAAAAATAACTATCTTCTGAAATGGAATGTGTTAATATGTCGGAGAATAAAGAGAGGAATAACGGCACGAAAAAAACGAATTTTAGTACCGTTATTAGAAGTTTTTTGTTCATTATTTCCTCTTAGAGGAACATCTGCTTTTTTTAGTCGCAGACTTTTTTGGTGGTGTTACACCTGTTTTTGATTTTGGGTAAGTAGTTGATTTTGATGGTTTTGAATGTTTCATTTGTTTTTATTTTTTGATGATTAATTTTAAATTTTTATCGTCCTTTTCATCTTCTTCTATCGATTTTATTACATGATTTCGATCCAAGAAATTCAAGAATTTCGACAACCATTTTCCTAGTGTTGTGAGGGTTTTTCGTTGTTTGTTTTTGCCTAAAACACTAGATATGGTTTCATCTGGATTACCGAATTTATAAGAGTTTTTTTTGTACTTTATGAGTGTTAAGTTAAATAACTCGGAGCAGACAACGTTTCCTAGCTGATCTATTGAATAAGCGATCTTAAATAGGTAGTTACCGATGTTAGTAACCGCTTGTGAGAATTTCCTCCTGAAAAAAGCTACGAATAAAACAACTACAATAGAAGGTAAAAGAAGGAAACGTAATATAATGATTGCTATATATAATAACAAAACATTAATTATAAAGGTCAGTATTATTTTTAAAAAATCCACTGTTTTAATATTGTAAATCCATGATATAGTAAAATCGAAGCCCATCCAGTGTAAATAGTGTAAGCTGCGTCTTTTCTATCAGGAGTACCTTTTTTAGATATTTTATCATATAGTTCTTTCCCCACACCTGCTAGGAAAACTAATACTACCGATGCACCTACGTATAAGTCTTGTATTCCACCTAAATCTTTAATAATTAAGTAGGTTATCAGACCTATATAAGATCCTACTATTGCGTGTAGTTTTTTATCAATTGGTAAATTTTTCATGTTTATTATTTTTATGTTATTATTTACTTTCTCCCTAGATTTTCCCTAACGAAACTAACAAATCCATTTTTAGTGAATGGTGTGTTAGTTGAATCCACACAGTGTTCTAAATCCGATTTGAATAAAACAATGTTTTTATCTGGGTATTGTAAATCGTGTAGTACTACAATATCATTAGACAAATATTTACTATTGTAGTAAATATGTTGTTTAGGTCTATCCAAAACAAGATTTGAACCTTCTGTTATGAGAAGTGAATTATTTTCTATTTCGAACTTATAAGTCATGGTGTTTTAATTACCTGTATAGTTATATGGCTGGCAAGTATCACCACTAAAATAACCTTTAGAAATAGTGTCTTGAAGGAGCACCGCTTCTAGTATTTTTTTGAACTCCGCTGTGTAACTTTCCGATGGCTCAATAGGGTCGTTAAAACTTGAGAAAAAAGCATCAAGCTCTGCATTTGTATAAAACAAGGGAACTGTACTCATGTGATCTTTTGCTAAAACTAGACTTTCATTCCCTTCCTCATCTACTACTAATGCGTAAGTATAAACATACACAATAGCACCTTTGGAAGTTGGTCTATACCCTTCGTTTTTAATTGCCCTTACAAACCTTGTATTTTTGTTTTCAAGTGAGTTAAAAGCATGTTCATTGTCTGTTATAATTGATGCTAACATTTTTTATTGATTTATTTGTTTATTAATATGCGAGAACCCACCCTGTTGATTTGTTTACATAAACCCCCTCTGTACCGTCTGTTTGATATACTTCGTCTCCTATTTCTGGGCTTGCTATTGCAAGTCTTTGAGCTTCGGTCATTCTTGGTCTTGGTCTTGCTCCTTTATCATCGCTTTCAACTACAAACGCTGTGTTAGCGGTCGCTGATGCAAAAGAAAAAATAGGGTCTCCACCCCCAGTTGTTCCTGTTTGTTTTCTGCCAATACCTAAACCAAACTCATTAATTAAAACTTGTTGTATTGAATTTTTACTAAAACCAATATTATTACCGCTTGTGAAATAAATATTAGGAGCTCCAGCAGAAACTCCTAGTGAAATATTAGGAAAAAATGGGCTACCTATTTGATTAAACTGTAGACGTTGTCCTCTAATAGCTCCAAACCCACCTTTCATATCAAAAACGCCAGATCCGTCTAATCTTGCTATTTCAACCCCTCCTGCTCTCCAAATTTGAATGACTTGACCAAATCCAAGAGTGTTTTCTGCGAGTAATGCAGCAGAGGAGGTGTAACTTTTTAAAAAAGTTGTTCCGTTACTATTAGTTCTAACAATTTCATTACCCGCATCATCCGTTACATCAAACAAATCCTGCCCCGGGCTTGTACCTATTACTGAAAGTTTAGCGGTGGGGGTGTCAGGGCTACCTATACTTATATCATTAGTAGTCGTGTTACCTATATCAGATACATTCTGTAAGGTTAAATCGCTTTGTGTTGCTATATCTCCTGCAATACCTCCCCATTCAGCACCTCCGCACTCAATCCCTAGATTTTCTCTAGCGAATGTTTGAAAAGAGTTTACTGTAAAAGGTGTATCTGTGCTATCAACAGCAAACTCAATCCTAATATTCTCATCTATGATGTTTCTATGAGGGAGTTGTGTGTCGTGTAGTACGATCCTATTTTCGTTGGTTAAATACTTTTCGTTATAGTAAACAAGTCTCTTAGGTTTGTCTAAGACTATCTCTCCGGTATCTGTATTGGTGATGACTAATATACAGTCATTCAATATTTCAAATTTATAAGTCATTGAATAATCTTTATATTTACAAATATAAATACAAAGATCATTGATCACTTTTTAGATAAAAATGAAATGGGTAAAAGTACTAAATATTATCAGGAGAATCCTAAGGCTCGTAAGAAAAAGGCTCAAACAGATAAAAAGATTAACGCACGTCCTGAACAAATAAAAAAAAGAACAGAATGTGGTAGAAAGCGTAAGGAAGCTAAAAAGAACGGTAAAAGCATAGCAGGTAAAGACTACGATCACGCAACCAAAAGGTTTGTTAAAAGTTCTACCAATCGTGGTAGAAGAGGAGAAGGGAATCGTTAATCTCTATTGTCTATATCTTTATCCATGCGTGCAATTAGATTCAATAATTTTCGGTTTTTGTTTTTCGCATAGGTGGTTTTCTGTCTTTCAACTCTTCTATTAAATGTCATGTCCTGTCTTGGTATTTTTTCAACACCGCAGCAGTACTTGTGAATTTTACCTATAAAAAGACTACATGAGTCTGTTAATCCATAAATTTCTTTAGTGCTGTATGTTTTTTTCCTAACTAACCTTACATAACCTCTATCTACTAAACTTTGTAGCATCTTATCACAACTTGGAGTAGTACCTCTAAAAGCCTTAATAAATAGTTTAAATTCTTCAACTAAAAAATGACCATGACCGTATAGGTATATTAATGCCTCTAAATCAAGTCTTCCTAAATCTGGTTTTTGTTTGAGTGCCCATGAAAAAACCAATGGTAAATATTTCAAAAAATCATATTCTCTACTTATAGAATAAGCTCTTGGTTGTTTATCTACACGGTAATATCTATTAATTGGTCTTAGTGTTCTATTAGCCTTTGACTTGTACCTCTTCGCATATTTTAACGCATCTATCTTATCTTGACCTTCAAGAGAGTCTAACTTACCTCTGTTGGCTAACTTCTTTATACGGATTTGTTGTTCGTGCCATTTTATAGTTTTTTCATCCATCTTATTATATTTTTAACAAATATAAAAAAAACCCCTCACAGAAGCAAGGGGTTTTACATAACAATTAAAAAACTACAACTATGAAAAAACGATCACGGGCGTGATCTAAAACATAACTGGAAATTTTTACACAAACTCGTTAAGATTTTGCGTTAGGTTTTGTTTCAACGTATTGAATTGAATACGTTCCTGTAGCGAAAGTAGTAGTTACTGTGAAAACATGAATTTGACTATTCTGTCTTCCTGTTCTTAAAACAGTAGCTGCTGCTAAATTAGCGATACTTGGATCTTTGAAGTAGTCGCTTTCAAAATCTTCTACCATACCTAAGATAGCCGCATGAGCATCAATAGGTGCTGATATTTGTGCTACGTTGTTGTTTACTACAACATTTCTGAACTCGCTTATAGCTCTTTGTACTTTTCCCATTTTATAAAATTTTTAAAGGATGTTAAACTTACCCACAAAAGTAAGTTTTCCTTTAATATGTTATAAAACGAGTGTGTAACTATTTGATTTATAGTATTATCGTTAAATCTTGATTGTAAAGATAATTAAATATTATATAATATCCAAATTTTTTACTTTTTCTATAAGAGATCGAATATCAGAATTATTGTCAATAATATAATCAAATTTAGCATTATCTAGAGCTGTTTCTGATTCGTGGTTACTAAGTTCACTAGTGTTTCTATTAACCCTGATCACAATACCACCTCTATCTTTAATAGCTTTGACTTCATTAGGGAATCTAACGTCAGTAATTATCCATTTGTTTTTAGGTTCTTTATAACCGTTTCTAACTGAAAACATACTGTTGTAAAAATCAGAGTAATCGGAAAATAAAGCGTTAACCCAATAATCTTTATTAATTTCCCTCATCTTCTCTCCTTCTAACTGCATTAGTTTTCTCCAAGTGATTCCTAATTGAGGTATTATTGAGTTTTTAAATCCTCTATCTTCTAGTTTTATTCTGTCTATACCCCATGTTAAAGCTATTCTTTGTTTGAGTTTATCAGCAAACTTTTTGATTTGATAATCGGGGTGTAAAGATTGAATAATATAACCTACAGTGTCTTTACCTGAACCAATACGTCCTGAAATACCTATTAGATTATTTTTCATTTTCTAAATCTTCTTTTAATCTTTCGTGAAAACTTTCTTCTGAATCATCACCACTAATAAACCAATCTATTCTTTGTGTGTAGATACTAGCCTTTTTTAAATAAAAAACAGCTTTTTTAAATTCTTCTATTACTTTATCAGAATATTTTGTATGGTAATTTTCTTCGGGGTATTTTTCATAGAAGTCTGGGTCATACCACCCCTCGTCTTTTTTTTCTTCTTTTGTTTTTAATCTACCGTTTTTTTGTATCAGTTCTTCTATAGAGTCAACTACATCATTGATTCTATATTGATTATATTCGAAATGTCCTCCGCTCATGGTTTTTATTTATTAGATTCTATATGTTCTACTATTTTCTGAGTTGTTCTTATTTGATTTAAAATCATCAAATAACTCTTTTTTATCTCTTCTATTGTTTTTTCTTGTTTCATTTTATTTTTCATTTTTTAGTTTAATAAATTCTACTAATTCGATCAAAATTTTTTCACTCTTTTCGTTTAATTTATCTGCTATGTGACATAACTGCATATCTAAATTTGTTTTTTGTAGTATAGAGTTATTTAACCCTCTGCAAAATCCATTAATTAATAATGCTTGTGTTACATCATCGCTAGTTCCTATTTCAAATCCGATAGTCTCGGATAGTTTTTCAACACTGCTTTTAATCATATCTATTATTTATTATACGCTAACATTTCGGCATTTATACTCGGGTATGATTCATAGTTCTTTAGTCTAAAATCTGATATTTTCATTAGGTCTATACACTTATTAACAGATTCCTGATAAACTAACTTATTATTCATATCTAACTCACAACTACCATACTTATTAACATCTTTACTTAATTGCTCTTTAACAGCGTCTAAATGAGGTTCATAGATATGTACATTAGATAAATCACCTACGATAGCTTTAGGTATCATGTTGGTCATTTTACCTAGTATGTGGGCTAATAAGGCGTAAGATGCTATATTAAATGGAAGACCTAAGAATGTATCTACTGAACGCTGATGCCATTTTAAAGTAAATTGGTATTTTGGTATCTCATAAGAGTTTAGACAGTCTCCAGCGTTTTCTAATCCTGCTTCAAGTTCTGGTAATTCGATATTGTTTTCTTTACAATATTTTAATCTATTCAAAGGCTCAACCAATATCTCAAAACTCCAATGGCAAGGTGGTAAAGCCATATCATCTAATTCGGCAGGATTCCAAGCTGTAACAATATGCCTTGTACCCATAGGAGTTTCTTTTAATCCTTTAATAAGATTAGATAGCTGATCTGAATATTTTTCATAATTAATTACACCAAGTAATCCATTATCTTCTTCTTTAAAAGAACTCCATCTTCTCCATTGAGCACCATATACTTTGCCAAGGTCTCCTAATTTGTAATCTGGATTTTGATTTGAAATTCTTCCTTCTACTGGCAATGTTCTTGGGTCTTTTATATAGGTTGAAAATTCACGTAATGAAAAAAGATTGCGTTCGTTTTTGTGTATTTTTGCTATATTTAAATAGTAATTATAAGCATCCTTATTCCAAATATTAATACCATTGTCTACCAAATATTTAATATTAGTATCCCCTTTTAAAAACCATAGTAACTCTCCTACTATCCCTTTCCAATATAACTTTTTAGTTGTGATGGCTGGAAATCCATCTTTAAATTCGTGTTTAAAAGTATAGCTAGGTATCTGTAGTCTTTTAACACCTTTACGGTTAGGGTCTTCATATGAAAACCCTTCTTTTAGTATTTTATTTACTAGTTTGTGGTATGTTTTATCTATTTGTGCCATTGTCTTAAAAAAGTCTTTTATTAATTATATCACCTAATACAAACGCTACATCATCTTTTGTTATATCTGTTTTCATCATCCTTCCATCTGCATCATAAAACTCAATTTTAGTAACGTCCTCTAGGTGTGTTATTGAACTGTTATCGTCATCTGTAAAAGGTGTTCCTGTAAAGTTATAATGTACTACTAAAGTAACTCTCAATAAACCATATGATGTTTTAACTTCTTTTTCTATTGTGTTATATCCTTCTTCAAAATCATAATCGTCTAAACATACTTGTTTTTCTAACTCTTTTAATGATTCCATTCGGATGTAGTAATCCTTTAACAAGGAGTATAAGTTCTCTAGGTTTTCTCCAAATATGTACATATTTCCGTACGTTTCTAAAACTCCGTTTTTAAAAGATACACCCTCTATTAAACCATCTTCGTTTTCTTTGTGTTGAATTATCATTTATTTTTAATTATATGTTTTATATAGTCTGAATGTTTGCCCTTTGTTAAAACTACCTCCTCTACTACTTTTAAACCCTGCGTCGTTTAACTCTTTAGTAATTTCGTCAAATGTTTTACCTAACTTTCTTAATGCAACAATATACTTACCAGCTTTCATGTTGTTAGTGTTAGTCATTGCATTTCTCTTTCTTACTTCGATAGCACGCTTTCTGGATTCATCTGTTAGGTTAGAGGGTGTACCTAATGATTTAATAACGTTCCCTGCTTTTGATACATGTCTCTCCCCTCTTTTTAATTTCGATTTGATCTGACCAAGAGCGTCTTTAGTTCTAGCACTAATCTTATCTCTTTCTTCTTTAGCTAAAGAAAATTTAATTTCTTTTACTAACTGTGGATCATGTGGGGAATTAACCTCGATGTAGTTGATTTTTTCTTGTTCTAACATCTGTCTGTACTTGAACCCACCTCGGGTTATACGAGATAATTCTTTTACTAAAAGAGTAGCGCCGTACATTTTACAATCTTGAATTGCTTTCTCTATACCTTTTCTTGATTCGGATAATCCTGATTCTACATCACGATACTCTGATAATAAAGAACCATTTTTAGATGCAAAATCTAAAACTGATGCTTTCTGTGCGTGTAAACCCAACCCCGAATTACCTTGTTCTTCTGTTGATACTCTGTAGTATCCTACGTAATTGTTCATAATATGTTTTGTTTTAAAATTGTTATATGTGTACAAATATAAAATGAATTTTTTAATTATACAAGAGTAAATCTATTGTAATAATTTGATGCTTCTGAGAAAGGTACAGAGTGTCTTTGTGCAAAACCTTTCTCTTTCCAGTTTTCTCCCCGATCTATTGATTCATTAACTTTATAGAACTCTTCGAATGATAGGATTGGTATATTCCTACCGACTTCATATATTCTTAAACCATACGTTTGAGTGTAAGGTGTGTTCCCCCAGCCGTTTAGACTACTTACTGTTTTACACAGTTTATCTACAGGACTAGTGCTATATGAAAGTTGATTCCCTAAATATTTTATTTCTAAATCATCAAATTGATCATAAATCCTGACGTACACGTTGTGGTATTTTACTTCTAATTGTGAGATGTAGTACTGCATCCATAAGTCGAACTTATCGGAGTATGGTAGGTTATTTACTGTTTCTAAAACTGTCATTTGTTTTGGTTTTTTACAAAGATAATTTATTAGTTTGGTTATGTCAATATTTTGCATAAAAGTACTGGGTTTTTAAGTGTTTTAGAGATGGTGTTGATTTAGGGGTTACCTCGTTATTTTTTGGATGGTTTGGTAATTTTTTATGATGAGGTGGTTTATTAAGTTGTTGAAAGTTAGTTTTTTGATTCAATTTGGTAGTTTGTAAAAAAAGTGTATTTTTTCTTAATAGAAACCTTAATATACATTTATTTATATAATAAATAATTATATAATAGAGGTTAATATTAATAATAGTTTATGTATAATAATATTAGTCTTAATGGTTAAGTCTAACTCGTTTAATGTCTAATAGAAATAATGTCTTTTAGATTAATGTCTTTTAGATATTATGTAGTTCTAAGAGGGTATATACGTTCAGTATAGTTATTAAATAAATCTAATTAATATATATCTATAAAAAAGTAATTGTGCAAAAACGAAAAATTGTAAAAAAACGCTCAAAATTGAGGTATTCAGCACTGGAGTGAGAAAAGGATTTAGTAACCCTCACTGAACTTCAATTAGAATTGAGAATAAATTATTAAATCAAGAGTTAGTAAATCGATAGGAAACCGACGTAAGGAGGGTTTTCGATCTTTTAAGTACAATCTGGGGGCGGCGGTGCGAGATAGGTAATTAATATATTGCTACAATGCTGTTTCTAGCCCCATAGAGGTGGTTTTTTTCAACTCTTTTTGTTTTTTGGTATATTGATACCACTCGTGTCATTTTAATTGAAAAAAGGGTACTCTATGAGCTTATAAAAAATTTTGTCAAAAATTCAGGGAGTAGGGTCTATGTATAATATATTAGTAATCAGGCAAAAAGGAAACGGGTTTTGAATTTGGGGGAGGGGGGTCTGTGTTTTTCTTTTTGTCAAATACTTTTCAACTTTTATTTGGTCGGCGTTAATTCTGTAAGCACTCCAGCAATCTAGTATAATAGACACACCTTAACGTATTGATTTTCAACCAATAAAAGAAAAGTGTTTCGTTTGTTGGTTGGTCGTTTGTATAGCGTAACGATTAACGTACACGATATTCAGACGCCAATCTTTCTCCTGCTACTCATACAAAAGAAAAAAATACTTTTACCCCCAAACTTTACCACGTTAAGGTCTGTATAGCAAAAACTTATACAAACTTTGTTTGCATAGATGACAAAATGTACCAAATAGTTACTTAAAGCATGACAAAATGTCAGGTTCAAAATAAATTTAAATTTTTTTCATGCTTTACCCTTATAATTATCAACACTTTAGCTACAACCTGACAAATTGTCAGTTGACAAGTGTAAATTCTTACCGTATGTTTGCAATATAAACAATTAACAAACGTAACTAATAACAAAATGAACACAATACTAAAAACTTATCACAAACACTCAAACATAGTTTCTTTTCATAAGTATGAAGAAGAAGGCGTTATATATGAAGAAAGTTTTAACGAAAACGGTGAAACTTTAACCTATAAAGATTCTGACGGCTTATTTTACGAAATCAAATACCACAAAAATGGTAAACCCTTGAGTTTAAAATCCTCAACTGGATTCTCATTCAATTACACTTATCACAAAAACAACAACACAAGAACGTACAAAGATTCTAACGGCTTTGAATTCATATACGATGAAAATAACAAACTTTTACAGGGTAATAAACTAAATTAACAAACTTAACTAATAATAATACTATGAAAATATCAAGAATTGGGGAATATGTAAAATTTTCAGAGACATTCGGCGAAGATTATTTAACTTTTGTTGCAAAAAGTCAAAAAGACATACGTTCCGATATAAGCACAACATTGAGAGAGAAAAACAGAAATCTAACATGTTCACAAAATTGTGAAGAAAATGAACAATTTAACGAATTTGAAAAAATTTTGTATGTATTTTATAACATTTATGGAATACCAACGAAATACATGTATTTGTATTTTGATTTTGAAAAAAACACAATTAGTACAGAGAACAGCAAAAAAATCAAAATAGTTGAGAGCTTCGAATACACATATAAAATCCAAAAAACTCAAATAAAATCCAAAAACGGTATAAGTGGTTTTTATAAGTTTATCATTAACGCCATGCATATTGATAGCCCTTACAACTCCAGCATGTTCAACACTTTAGAAAATTTATTTAAAACAGGATAAAAAATTTATTTTTTCCTTGCACAATCAAAAAACTTTTTTACCTTTACAAAACAATTAAGAAACGAAACTAAATAATAACAATTAAATAAAATAATCATGCACACAAGAAAAGAAACAATTTCAAATATTGATTTTTACAGAGTCAACAACGACACAAACATGAATCCTCGCTATGTATTCCATTTTTTAGAATTAGATACAGACTACAACAAAGCTCACAAAAAAGCATTGAGTATGGGAGCTAAGATATATAGGGGTAAATGGTTCGGAGGCGGTTTTGTTATTGGTTCCCGTGACCTTAAAAACACAGCAAAGAAAATTAAAACGAAACTAAACAACAACGTCATGAGCACAAAATCAAAAAAACTAACATTCAAACAGATCCGCGATAATTTTTTCAAACTTTACAATTTAAAAAGAAAGTATAAAAATGGTAAACCACAGGATCAAAATGAATATTGTATAGACACTAGAGTGCTTTTCTGCGAATACATAGACGTACTACACAGAAACGACGAAATAACAGAAAGACAAGCGGATAAAATAACTTTAAAATAAAAAAAATTATATTTTTTCCTTGTATAATTAAAAAACTTTTTTACCTTTACAAAACAATTAACAAACGTAACTTAATAACAATTAAATAACAACAAGTCATGAACACACCAAAAAGATTAAAAAACACGCTACAAATAAGAGTTAAATTTTTCCCAGCTACAAACCATAAAAATAACCGCCTTAAATTCATTCAATCAAACAACAAAAAAAATGTAACGATTGACCAAGCGGATAATCTTGAGCCTTTAGATTTTATATGTTCAATATTTGAGGGCATTGAATCAATCAAAAACTATGCTTTGATCGTTAATAATTTAGATAATGATTATCACTTTCAAATTGATTATTACAACAATAGTTTCCCCAATATTATCCAAGAAATCAAAAATTGATATTCACTATCTAAACCCTGCTTAGTAGACTAATTCAAACGGGGCAAAACCGTTGCAGGGTACTAAACTAAAATAATAATCTAAAATTCAAACATCATGAGCGTAAAAAATCTAAAAAATCTAAAAAATAACCAATCTGATAATTTCAAAAATTATTGTATTGATTGGGTAGATGGTTTAAATAAACTACTTAAAGAAAAGAATTATTCAGGTTGCTACGAATACGTAGATATCACCAATCACAAATCTTTTAATGTTGGCGATATTGTTGAGACTACTTTTGATGATGGTATTTATCACATTAAGGGTTTTTACAGAACCATAAACGGGATACATATTCAAGCATTATTGGGTAAAGATGGGCAAAATATTTATTCAGGTTTATCTACAAGAGTATTAAAGCCTGCTGATGATTTAGCAAAACATATATTTAACATTTTTGCACCCATTGAGGGATCTACGTCCAAAAGAAATGAATTACTTTTGTAATTGAGTAAATTAAAACAACAATCTAAAAATAACAATACTAAACAATAACAAAATGAAAAAAGTAAGATTTACAAAAGAAGCAATACAGCACAAGGAAAAAACAAACATAGATTTTAACTCCTTCACCAATCCACAAAACAAAAAAGATATTCTTGATAAAACATTATCGGAGCTAGACAAAATCCAAAACAATTTAAACCAGTTAAAAAATAAATACAGATAAAAAATATAATTTTCCTTGCACAATCAAAAAAATTATTTTATCTTTACAAAACAATTAAGAAACGAAACTAAATAATAACAATTAAAAATAACAAATCATGAACATCCTAACAAACAAAATCAAACTACATTTAGCAACCTCCCCAAAAGAAGTAAACGACGCACTTAGTCACATACACATGACAAAAGAAGTTTGCAGGGTAACAGATACGTACATTTTAGCTATCGTACCAACAAAAGAAATATTTTCAAACGATTTTACACAAACCATTCCAGACGAAGGCTTATTTATACCATCAACAGTATGGAAGGAATTAATAAAGTACAAAAACATAGCCTATGAGTTTACAAACGAAAAACATTTTTTTGACTTATCCGAAGGTAAAAACGCACCAGATATAAGATTAGAAGTAAAAGCAGGTAATAGTATCAATTACCCAAATTTTGATCAATTTATCAACGCTGATCGTATAATACAAAGGACGAATATCAGTATAAATCCAAAACTACTAAAGCGTTTTTGCGATGCTACAGGCGGTGAAGAAAGAATCAAACTTACTTTTATGGCGAATAATAAAAACACTAGTAGGGATGATATATATTACAGAATGAAAATTGAAGTTTTTGGAAGTGATATCATAGGGCTTGCAATGCCAGTTATATAAAATTTGATGATTAGTTATTTTGTTTAGTTGAAGTGATACAGGGGTGGAATTAATGAAGCCCCTCTTCACTTTATTTTTAAATCACTATCTAAAAAAATATTAACAATTAAAAAACAACAATATGAAAACAGTACTTTTCAAAAATGGAATTAAATTAGAAGTTTCTCAAAACACAGCCGAAACAATAATATTAGATTTAAAGCATTATAACGAACACACAAAAATATTTACTAAATCTGGACCTTTTTTAGGTTTTTTTGTATTATCTGAAATAGTAGCTATTTACTAATTAACAAAAAAAATCAATAACAACTAAAAAATAACAATCATGAAACATTACAAAACAAAATTACCACTACTCACACTAAAAGAAACTAAAACAGAATACCAAAAAGCAAAAATAAGCTCTGCATCAGATGCGTATAACGTCATAAAACCATTTTTCAAAGATGACGTAAATCTATACGAAAGTTTCTATATTTTATTACTAAATAGAGCAAACAATACAATAGGTTATAGTAAAATATCACAAGGAGGGGTTTGTGGCACCGTAGTAGATATTCAAATAATTTGTAAATATGTTGTTGAAAGTTTAGCAAAAGGTGTAATTTTAGCACACAATCATCCTTCAGGGAATCTCAAAGCAAGTAAAGCAGATATCGAAGTGACAAAAAAAATAAAAAAATCCCTTGATATTTTCGAGGTACAGTTATTGGATCACTTAATAATTACCGAAGATTCTTATCTCTCTTTAGACAAGGAATTGAATTTTGTTTTTTAGCTAATAAGGGAAGTATAAAAACACAAGATAGAAACGAAAATTTAATTTTTTAAAAATAATAATCATGAAACTATATCACCTACAAACAATGGTAACCAAAAAACAAAAACCGCTTTTTTTAGTAAAAGATAACCAAGATAAATTAGTAAAAGTTTACACTAATGTCTGTGAAGCTCTTGATCAAATTAAAATATTAAATAGAGAGAAATCACTATCTGTAAACGAAATC